CACGATGTCGCCTGTATGCACCTCGTAGGCTGTTATGGCGTGATGTTCATTATCACTTCCCCACTCAGTCGCAGAGTTGCCAGCAAACCTTTCCTCGCGCCCTGTGAGCTGCCTCCAGAGCTTTTGTCTGGAGTCATACCCTATGCCAATGGCTGACGCAAATACGCTTGCAGTCAGCCTACCTTCTCGTTCTGGTGAAAGGCTCATGCGAGCCTCTCTTTAACTTCTGCCAACACATCACCGTGGGCTTCACGCTGCTCTGGTGACAAGGCTTTCCATACTGCACGGAGTTCATCAATGTTGGTGCAAGCGTGAATTGATTGGCTGACAGCAGGGTCAACAGTCAGCGTCTTAACTGGCTTGCTGCGCTGGGCTGTGTGTTCGTCCGTGTCAGCATCCTTTGTGTCATCAATAGCCAGCAAGCCGTTCAGGGCATACTTGCGAGCGTAGCTGGATGCAGTGCCGGTGATCTGGCTGTCATCCATACCCTTCTTATCCAATGACTCTCTGGCAAACGCTGTTGACTGGCCGATGATCTCAGTACCTTTGTAGATTGTTGCTGTTGCTTTGACGTAGACGCGATCCAGTACAGCCACAACATCATCTGTAAGAATGAGGTGGCAGCGGTGGTCAGCAAGCAGAGGCTTAACGGCCTCGACTATGTCTTCACATGACCTGTATTTGTACTTGCCAAAGGAATTAAAGTTTCCCTTTGGTGCTTTGAGTTCTGCCTGTATTGCTGCTAATGACATTTTTTTATCCTTATAGTGCGGTGTGTGTTCGCACATTTAAGCACTATTAGTGTATCTGGGCAAGCACTAAAACGCTTTACTCTTTAAAATATTTATGCTTAAAATAGCGCACGAACACACAACAGGGGTTAAACAATGAGGCAGACAGGGTATTCCATTGACTGGACAGCCAGCCTTGAGCTTGAGGAAAACAAGAAGCAAGACCCGTGGATTATCTTAAACAAGATGCGGCCAGATAAAGATCGTCCTAGCACAAGACTGGCAAACTATGCAGGGACAAAATACGACATTTTTACTCTATATTTGTCCAGAAAAGGCATTGACTTGGGTACAAGAGTAAATGCATACGCCTCCGGCCACTCTAAAGTGATTGAATGCCAGGGTGTGCTTTACCTAACCACCATTGATGGGACTGTGTACGAAAGGAATAAGCCAGAAGGTTTTAATATTAAAAAAGAATTACGAAAGACATCAAATGCGTAGTATGATTAGGACGCTTACCGCAGAAAGACAAAAGCCCCGTTCGGCTAAAAACGAGGCTTTTGGAGTGGCAAGCAAGGTTGAGTCAAGCAACCCTGTTAGACGGCATATTACTTTATATGTTTTGTTGATACAAGATTGCTCTGTTATTCACCAGCCTTATAACACTTTAGCCCGTGACGGGTATAACAACGGCAACGTATTGCGTAGAGGTGCGACAGCCTTTAATAGTCGAAAGCCAATGGGCAGGACTTCGAGCGGTCTAGAGCCTAAAAACTCTCAAACGCTGGTCAAGTTGGCAAGTAGTATAGGCGCACCTAGTGAAGTGTATAAACTCACAGCGATAAGTGCCCATTGTGTGTCAGCATCAGTAAAGCGGTTAAGCAGGTCAGTGCTTGGTTATATAGGCCAACTACTGCTCTATATGACAAGTATTGCCATAAGAAAAAGGAGGCTGTATGGAAGAGTTTGAAGTGTTTAGAGGTACAGAGGTAAGTGAAAAATTTGATATGAAAGACGGTGTGATCAATATTGGGTGGGATGACATAGTAGTTTACCCAAACAAAAACGGAGATATTTGCATTTTACAAAGCACTCCACATCATGGGCATGATTCCATCATTCTGATTCCGGCTTTGTATTGCCAAACATTAATTGAATACATAAAAAAAGCGGCAGATGGTTATGAAGATTGACATATCACAAGCACACACCTACGGCGTATCAGATGAGGCTGCTGCTGAGTTTGTTGAGCATCGAAAGCTGATTAAAAAGCCACTGACCCAGCGAGCTTTTGAAAGAGCAATGATCGAGGCTTGCAAGTGCGCCCAGCAACTGGACTGCACTGCTGACCGAGCTATTGAGCTATCAATCGACAAGGGCTGGCAGGCTCCGACAATGGAGTACATCAAGGCTGAACTGGAAAGGCGGCACGAGGCTGCAAACAGGCAACAAGTGGTAGTTAAACCAACACAAGCATCAATAATAAATCGGATAACAGACCGTAGCTGGTCACACTGAGGGCATAACAATGACACAAACACAGCAGATACTTAAACACTTAGAAAAGGGCAACAAACTGACATCACTAGAAGCACTGAACCTGTTTGCCTGCTTTCGGCTTGCAGCAAGGGTGCAGGAGCTGCGGGACGCTGGACATGAAGTTAAGTCTCAACTGATCAAGATCAACGGCAAGCGCATTGCAGAGTATTGGTTATGAGTGGTGAGCAGTGGATAGTCAACTCCGACAGTAAACTCGGTGGCTTTCTGGCTCACGCTGCTGAGCTTTATCGGAAGCACAAGTGGGTCAGTTTTAAGTGTTCAACTGGTCAACAGCGCACTGATGCTCAAAATGATGCGCTGCACTTGTGGTGCAAATGGGTAGCAGAAGCATTAAACGATGCAGGGCTTGAGATGGTGGTCAACCTGCCAACTGGCAAGCAGTGGACTATCCCGTGGAGTAAAGACACGGTTAAAGAGAACATCTGGAGGCCGGTCCAGGAAGCTATCATTGGCAAGCAATCGACTACTGAGGCATACCGTCCTGAATACAACCAAGTTTACGAAGTTATCCACAGCCGGTTTGCCGGTCATCATGGGATCACGCTACCTTTGTGGCCTAGTAAGGAAAAAGGGTAAAAACATGGAAACTACTTTGCGCGTTTCGGTAAGTGAAGATCAAATAACGAAAGAAATATGCAGGGCTTTTGATTATCAGTTTAACGGAACAACAGAAACAAAGATCAGTGACTTCCATGTTAACAATGATTTTAGTATTGGATTGATTGTTGGATCATCAGGTAGTGGCAAATCTACCTTGCTTCAAAAGTTTGGCAATGAATCAAAGTTTGAATGGGATTCCCAAAAGTGCATAGCATCGCATTTTAAAACTGCTGATGAGGCGCAAAGCAGGTTGGCCGCAGTCGGCTTAAACAGCATACCTGCGTGGCTAAGGCCATATCACGCCCTATCAACTGGTGAAAAATATCGTGCTGATTTGGCAATGCAGTTAAAGTCTGGTGCTATTGTGGATGAATTTACCAGCGTAATAGACAGGCCAGTAGCAATGTCGTGCGCCAATGCAGTCAACCGATATGCAAAACAATATGGCTTGAGGAATGTAGTTTTTGCTTCATGCCATTACGACATTATTGATTGGTTACAGCCTGACTGGGTATACGATACATTGACACAAAAGTTGTCATACAGGGGGTCGGCTAGGCGACAGCAAATTGACTTGGAAATATTTCCTTGTGGGGTCGAGTCGTGGTCAATCTTCAGCAAGCATCACTATCTCACAGACGACATCAATAAAAGTGCAAAGCATTGGCTCTGCACTTGGGGATCAAATGTTGTTGGATTTGCCTCCGCAATAGCATACCCATCAGGCACTGTTAAAAATGCTTACAGGGGGCATAGAACAGTGGTACTTCCAGATTATCAAGGGTTAGGAATAGGCGTTAGGCTTAGTGATGCGGTTGCTGAAATACACAAGCAACAGGGTTTTAGATACTTCAGCAAAACAGCACATCCAAGAATGGGAGAGTACCGCAACAATTCTCCACTATGGAAACCAACAAGCAAAAATATGATTGAGCGCAATGACCCTGTTAACAATAATGTTAAATGGTTATCAAGAAAGGTATTTTCTTATTCGCATGAATATGTTGGCGGTCACCTTGTACACAATTAAGCAGGGCTTAAAATGAGAAAGTGCCGCCGACAGTCATGCAGAACACCACTACCAACAGCCAAGCTGTCTGACAAGTGGCAGGCAAAAGGATTTTGCAGTTGCGATTGCATGGCTGGTCACGGAATGGATAAGGCTCAAGAAGCCAGAGAGCGTCAACACAAGCAGGAAACAAAGACCCGCAAGGATCGTATCAAGACCAAGACAGAATGGCTGACAGAGGCTCAGGCGGCGGTCAACGCATACGTGAGGATCAGGGATAGGGGAAAGCCTTGCGTCTCATGCGGCAAGCCAGACAACGGAACCCATCAAAGACACGCTTCTCATTATCGCAGTGTCGGAGCCTGTTCAAGCCTACGGTTCAACCTTAAAAACGTCTATGCAAGCTGCCAGCAGTGCAACACAAGCAAAAGCGGCAATTTACTGGAGTACAGGATAAGACTCAAAGCGCGTTACGGAGAATCACTGGTTGAATGGTTAGAAAGTCAGAATGAGGCAAAACGGTTTGAAATAGAGTATTTGAAAAGATTAAAAGCACTGTTTAACAAAAAGACAAGGACAATAAAAAAACGATATAATATAACCTGACTAGGCTTAGCGGCTGAAAGGGGAAGGCACGGTAACTTCCCTTGTCAATCATACAATTACCGCAACCAATACCGAGGTTGATATGCTAGAGCAAGTATTTTGCCATGTTGATGGCTGCGACAGAAAAGCAATGTATAAAACCGATGCGGTGTGCCAAAAGCATTATTTTCGGCAAATGCGGTATGGGCATTATGGTCTAAACCTAAAAAGGCAAGAAAGACTAAACCACAGCAATGGATACATTGTTATATACGCTAAGGATCACCCGTTAGCTAACAAACAAGGCTATGTTTACGAACACAGAATGGTAATGTTTGAAAGATACAATATAGATTTGCCTCCGTGTCAATTTTGCGGCAACCTGAGTGACTGGTTTACACGTAAAACCCACATTGACCACATTGACGAGGACAGAAAAAACAACAGGCTGCAAAACCTAAGAGTCTTATGCAACGCGTGTAATGTTGGAAGAAACAGGCATGAAATAACAATAGACGGTCAGTCAATGTCGGCAACAAGATGGGCGCAGCAGGCTGGAGTGTCATCAAGCCCTGAAACAATCTCAAGGAGACTAAGGCTTGGTGTGCGCCCAGAAGTAGCTGTTTATGCGAAAAATGGGGAAAGAATTTCAGAATTAAAGATGCGCCAGCCATAAGCCAGCGCACTTTGATTACAGCAACACCAGCATGAACATGCCTGCACAGATCAGGCAAGTCAGTACACCACAAAGGGCATCAATTTTTTGGGCGCGGGTCATAATGTTTCCTCGGCTTTGTTAAGAATTTCAGATACGTTTTCCATAATTATAGAAAGTTTTTTAATTGCTTCATCATCATTTAAATCAGAGTGCCAGCAAGCATCAATGGCTGAGAGCTTTTTAAATAGCTCATCACACAAAAGACATTTAGCAACCTGCCTAGCATCATGTTGAGGTATCATTTTTAATACCTAAAGTCTTGTTAACGGCTTCCAGAAGAGCCTGGTTGATGTACTCAGTGCGAGATACCTCACACTTGTGCGCTGCTTTGGTCAGCGAGCGCAGCAGGCCATCAGGCATACGCAAGCTAGTGGCTGACATTGCTTTATCTTTGTTCATCTTATTTCCTCTGTGTGTGGCCGTCCGTGGCCTTAATTGATTAAAAGCTGTATTTTTCAAGATCAGCATTAAGCTCTGCAATTTTTGCCTCGCAGATAGCGACCTGCTTTCGATCAGGGCTACCGCCGTTAACGGTTGAGAAGTAATCAAGGTGACCAATCCAAGCGTCAAGTTCAGCCGCAATACGGTCAACTATGTAAGACTTGTCAAAAGCTGTCATTCCTATTTCCATTTTCTTATCCTCTGGCCGCTGGATGCCGCCGATGTGAGTAGAATAGCATGACTGTATTGCAGTGCAACACTTTATTTCAAATATTACACATTTATTTGGATAGTGGATTTAAGGCACAGATTAGTAGATACTTAAGAAGCCAGAATCCGACTGGCATATCCTGTTGTGTGTGTGGTTCCTTTATCGCCCCTGAAACATGGGGCGTTTTTTAATAGGGGTAATGTATGCCAATGAAGAAGGGTTACGGAAAGAAAACGGTCAGCAAGAACATCAAGACAGAGATGGCTGCTGGCAAGCCACAGAAGCAGGCTGTTGCAATAGCCCTGAGCGTGGCAAAGAAGTCCAAGCCAAAAGCAGCGCGGTACGAGTAATGCCAGGCGGCAGACCATTAAAGTTCAAATCAGTCGAAGAGATGCAGGCTAAAATAGACAGCTACTTTGCAGCCTGTGATGACGACAATCCTCCGCTAATCTCAGGACTAGCGTATCATCTTGATATGAATACAGAATCTCTCAGAAGGTACGGAGAGAACGAAGAGTTTTATGCGACTATAAAAAGAGCCAAGCAAAGAGTCGAAATGTTCTTAGAGAAAAGGCTACACCAGCAGTCACCAGTCGGGTCAATCTTTAGTCTAAAGAACAACTTTGGATGGAAGGACAAGACAGAGCAAGAGCTAACAGGCGCAGACGGTGGAGCCATCAAAACCGAGTGGACAGTGAGGGTTGTCGATGCCCGAAATGACACTGCCAAGTAAACTTCTACCTCTGATCAACAAGCCTAAGCGGTTCAAGATTCTCATAGGTGGAAGAGGCTCAGGCAAAAGCCAATCGGTTGGCGACATCTGCCTAATGGATGCCCAGACTAAGGGCATCAAGACAGCCTGCTTCCGCGAATACCAAGTAACAATGGATGACTCGGTACTCTCTCTTCTAAGCGGAGAGATTGAGCGCCTAGGGCTGCAAGGCTTCAACGTCCAGGCTAACGCTATACAGTATGGCGGTGAGGATGTATTTAAGTTCAGAGGATTGGCAAGGAACCCTGAAGGCATCAAGTCAATGTATGGCTTCAAGCGGTTCTGGGTTGAAGAGGCTCAGACCATTAGCTCTGACAGTCTCAAGGCTTTAACGCCAACGCTGCGGGTAGAAGACTCTGAAATCTGGATGACTGCTAACCCAAGATCAATAGCCGACCCGTTTAGCCAGCGGTTCATCAAGCCGTTTGAGAAGCAACTAAGGTCAGAAGGTTATTACGAAGATGACATGCACCTAATCATCTGGATAAACTTTAACGACAATCCATTCTTCCCAGCAGTGCTTGAGCAAGAGAGAGCATACGATCAGGCAAACCTGACGACAGCTTTATACAGGCACATCTGGCTTGGTGAATTTTATGATGAGGTTGAGGACACCATCATTCCTGTTGACTGGTTTGAGTCTGCTATTGATGCTCACATCAAGCTGGGCTGGAAGGCCGAGGGCGCAATCATTGCCAGTCACGATCCTAGCGACACTGGTGGCGACTCGAAGGGTTACGCAGTCAGACATGGCAACGTGGTTCTAAACGTCACTGAGAAGGTTACAGGCGAGTCTGCTGATGGCATGGACTGGGCGTTAGACTTAGCACTCAATGATCGTGCTGACTACTTTGTCTGGGACTGTGATGGATTAGGTGTATCGCTCAAACGACAAGTTGATGCAGCACTGGAAAACAAGAAAATAGATTACGTCATGTACAAGGGATCAGAGTCACCAGAGGACGCTGACCAACCGTATTCAGATGGTGGTAGCCAGAGAGCCAAGAGCAACCGCGAGACCTTTGCCAACAAACGCGCACAGTATTACTGGAGGCTCAGAGACAGGTTTGAGGCAACGCACAGGGCTGTCAGCAAGGGTGAGTACATCAATCCAGATGAGATGATCTCACTGTCATCGAGTATTGAGAAACTCGATCAGCTACGCTCAGAAGTGTGTCGGATACCGCTAAAACGTACAAATAGTGGTAAAATACAGATCATGAGCAAAATTGAGATGGCGAAGAAGCCATACGAGATACCGTCACCCAACATGGGCGATGCATTAATGATGTCAATGTACCGACCTAAGCCTAAGCTGGAGAAGGTCGCAACGATCAAATTTAAAGGGTGGTCATGATGGCTAAATACACAGAGACTGATTACCAGATCGACTTTAATAGTCATCAAACAGTCCTGAATCTACTCTCTGCTGCACAGGAGGCTGATCACGATAACCGTGAGAAAGCGCGTGAGGCCAACCTGTTCTGCGATAAGCGCGATGGACAGTGGGAACCCTACTGGTGGACGAACAATGTCGGCAAGCCAAGATACACCTTTGACATGGTCAACCCTATTGTCGATCAGGTGACTGCTGAGATTGAGCAGGCAGACTTTGACATCAAGGTCAGCCCAATGTCTGGCCCAGCATCCAAAGAAACGGCAATGGTCATTGATGGTCTGGTTAGAAACATTGAAGCCATGAGTCGAGCCAAGGACATCTACATTAACGCTGGTCGCGGCATGGCAACGGCTGGCTACGATGGCTGGATGGTGTCGCACAAGTACACTGACCCACAATCGTTTGACCAAGACCTAGTAATCGAGCCGGTGGCTAACTTCATTGATCGCGTATGGTTTGACCCTGCTGCCTACCTGCAAGACAAGTCTGACGCTCAGTACGGTTTCCTGCTTCATGCTATGTCAGCTAACGAATACATGAAGCGATACCCAGAAGGCTCTCAGGCATCCGTGTCCATTGATAGAGAGGGCGATGCATACTACGACAAGGCTGAGGTCATCGTTGTAGGGCAGCTCTTCTACACTGAACAGCAGGCATGTGAGCTTGTGCTGATGAGCAATGGCGCTGTCTACTCTATTGACGATGACTTTGAAAAGGTCAAGGACGAGCTAGCAGCACTGGGTATCGAAGAGGTTAGACGGCGTGAGGCTTATAAGACTGTTGTCTGTTCGCACTTCTTTGATCAGACCGACTGGCTAGAAGAGAAAGAAGAAACCATTTTTGATCGCATCCCAATCATCCCTGTTTACGGCAACTTCAAAATTGTTGAAAACAAGACCATCTATTGGGGTGTTGTTGAAAAGTTACTTGATCCCCAGCGTGTGTTGAACTACAGCCTATCCAGAGAGATCGAGGAAGGCGCATTAGCTCCAAGAGCTAAATACTGGATGACGCTTACGCAGGCTGCTGGGCATGAAGACACACTGGCTACACTTAACACCAACTCTGATCCAGTGCAGTTCTACAACAACGATCCAGAGATGCCAGGCGCACCACAGCAGCAGGGTGGCGCACAAGTTAACCCAGGCCTACGCACGATCAGCGAGTCAATGCGTCAGATCATTGGTCAGACTGCTGGCATGTTTGCTGCGAACATGGGCGATAACCCTGGCCTACAATCAGGCGTGGCAATCGAGCGCCTACAGAGCAAGGGCGACAACGGCACAATCAAATACTTCAGGGCGCTTGAGTCTGCTATTGCGGCCACTGGTGACTTATTGGTTAAGGCCATTCCCAAAGTCTATGACGCTCAGAGAACGGTCAGACTGCTTTACGAGGATGGCAGCACTGAGATG